ACACAAAAAGCCGCAGCGTTCCCGTTGTCTGCACCCGGAAATACAGCCGGTTTAGGATTTTCCGCTCCAGCGTGCTGCTGTAAAAATCTCCCATCTCTACTACGCTGTGAACGCTGGTTTCTTCCTGCCCGGCCGGTGTGCGGATGCGCCCGGTCATATACACCGCTCCCTCCTGGGTCAGCATGTACAATTCCCCGTCGCACCAGGCAAAATCCATCACCGCCGCATCGTCTTCCCGATGCCACAGTTCCAGCACTGTGTCATAGACATACAAATCACGGCCATCCCCACGCTCTACCGCCACATAGTATTTTCGTCCATCCGTGCCCGCCACGGCGTTTTGCCGCCGTGTCACCCCAAGAGCGCTGTCCACCAGGGAGGGGATGCCGCCGGCATAGGCCACAAAGCCCACCCGGGATTTGTAATACAGCGTCTGCCCCACCACGGCAAAGCTCTTGTCGCTGCCAGATTCACAGCCCAGGGTCTCCGTGTCCATCAGCTGAAAATTCGACGGCTTCGTGCCATACACCCGGTAAATATGGTTTTCCTTGAACAGCAAGGGATAGCCCCCATAGCTGTATGCCCCTGTGAAGCGGCCGCCGCTGCCCACCTCCACGCTCCAGGCGCTGGTAGCGGTGCCATCATAATTGTTCCAAACCGTTGGATTTCCCAAATAGGAGCAGTACACCGTGGAATCCTTCACACCCCACAGCCGGTTGTCGCACTCGCACAGATATTCCATATCCGGCACCGTGCGGCTCACACGCACCTGTCCATCCTCGGCGTAGGCCACCTCCTCCTGGGTAAACTCCAGCCAACCGTCGCTGCCCCAAGCGCCGTATGCCACCTCCACCGAGATGGTGCTTCCCCCAATGGTGGCCGTCATGTTCAAATCTCCGTCGCACTGTAACACATCTCCAGCACTCATGTTCTTTTTCAAAATCAAATAGTAGTTGAAGTCGTCATACACGAAGTTATACTCTCCGGCGGCCAAGCCGTCTTTCCCCACGGTATAAGTCAGCTCTGTGTCCATGGTAAAGCTGTTGTCGTAAAAATACAGCGCCTGGCCCAACACCTGACGCACCACCAGGGTCAAATTATTCTCCGGGTGGCGGGTGCAGCCGGAGATCGTCACGCCATCCCCCGCCTTAAACTTTCCCTGCACCGTGATACCGTCCAGCCGCAGACAGTTGCACTGGCTGGAAATGCCGTTAGGCGCCTTAGACGAGCAAAAAATGCCCTTCTGCACCACACCGTCCACCGCAGCACTGGCTTCCAGACTGCCAAATTCCTCCGTGGCGGTGTTGTAATATTTCTTGTCCGGCCATATCACCACCCAGCTGTTTACATAGTAAAATCGCTTTTCACCGTCCTCCACCTGGCCCTTCACCTGGCCGTCGTAATAAAAATCCGTTCCATCCACCCAGCACAGCTTATCCCGTGCGGACAAACCGTTGGGCTTTGTGAGCTGCTGAACTTTATAGCGCCTGTCCCGGGGCGACAGAAGGGGATAGTGGTCGCTGGTCATGTTTTCCATGGTGCGGATCTCCCCATCCTGCGCCGCCAGATTTTCGTTTAGACCGCCGAACACGCATTGATAGCTTCGGCCATAGCTGTCCCCATAAGGCAACTTTGCCAATTTCATAGGCTCACCCCAAACATCAGTTTTACCACCACGGCGATCACTGCCGTGCCCACGGTACCCAAAAGCCACAAAATGGCGGTCAGCTTGGTATTGATCACCGCATACTGGGTCTTTTGCTTTTCCAGGCTCCGTCCATGCTCACGCACCAGTCGGCGGATCTCCTCAAACTCCGCTCGTGTCACCTCGGTCATCGTCCGTTGACTCTCCTTCCCCCAAATTCATCACGGCTGCCGCCCCCGTGGCCACTGCTAACACAATGGCTGCCTCCAAATTGATGTTTTCCACCACACCAGCCGCCTCGGTCACCGCCGCCGCCATCACACCCAGCGCCGCCTGCAAAAACGTGCGCAGTGCCCGCCGTGCCCAAGAATGTTTCTGAAACCATGCTTTCATCTTTTTCTCCTCTCCTTGTCATACAGGGGGGCCGGGAAGCCGGACAGCCAGCCCGGGCTCCCGCCCCTTTTTCTCACTCCAATGCCGCCCAGGTGAGCGTGCCCACCTGACCGTCGGCCTCCAGCCCGTTGGCCGTCTGAAAAGCCTTCACCGCCTCCTGGGTGGCCGCACCGAAACAGCCGTCTGTCTCCAGGGAATACCCGGCATTTCCCAGCAGCCGCTGCAAATAGCGAACCTCGCTCCCGGTGCTGCCTTTTTTCAAAATTTTGTGGGTCGGCCGGGTATACCCCAGCGCCTTTGCCCAGGTATAGGCATCGGCACGTCCTGTGGCAGACAGCCCCAGCGCCGTCTGGAGCTTTTCCGTGGCCGTCCGGGTGTTTTCCCCAAAGCTGCCATCCAGTCCCATGGGGTCGCAGCCCCGACCATACAAAATCCCCTGCCAAATGCGCACATCGTCGTTGTCGTCCGGCACTTGGAGAGCCTGGGTGGCATAATAGGTCTCAGAACCCCACACACCATCCTCGGTAAGTCCTGCCTGCATCTGGTCGTTCAGATAGCGCTGATGCGCAGCAATGGCCGCTTTTTGGGTTTTCGTCCCATATACACCGTCTTCTGTGACGCCCAGCCATCGCTGAAAGGTGCCTACGCCCCCTGTGTCCGTGGCCGTGGTGCCTGCCTCTGCATTCAAGGTCACATAGCCATAGATATAGGCACTGGCCAGACTATAGCTGCGCTTCCGAGCCATGTTCCCAGAGTTTCCCTCGTAGGTATAGACCGTTGTCCCATCCACGGCATACACCATACCTGTGTGGCTCCGTGTCGTGCCATTGTCGGAAAACACGATCACATCTCCCGCCTGGGGCGTATAGGCCGTGCCGCTCTTTCCTTTTTTTGTCCGCTGGTACACGCTGTAGTGGCTGGCATTGTGAGACAGCCCTGCGTCAAACAGCTGATTGCAGGCCGTGTATGGCCATAGGCCCCACAGCACCTGTTTGGCCGCTGTTTTGTCGCTGCCGCAGGCCTCATACACCGCCGTGGACACCATCATGGCGCACCACGCCCCCGGATTGATGCCGCACAGCTTTCCCATGTAGGTATAGTTAGCGCTGCCCTTGTTGGCCGCAAAATCCGATATCTCTCGGCTGAGATTTTTAGCGCTGGCCTTTTCATAATAGCCGCCGTTTCCAATGTAATAGGAAAATGCGTCCAAAATATCCTGAATCGTTGCCATTGTCTTGCCTCCTGTTATACAAAATCCTGGGTCAGTGCCCATAACTCTATTTGCCCTTGGGACAGGCTCTCTCCGTCATAACAGACCTTCAAGCACTCCCCCCATCGTCCCGGCAGCACCAGCCCACCGCACAAAAGCACACCGCCATCATCTTGCGTTATGTCAACTTCAAACAGTGTCTCTCCGCTGTCTGTCCCTTGGATAGACACCGTTCCCTCCCCATCCAAGGGTTCCGTCAGCCGCAGCTCCACCCCCAGCAGAGCGCTGTCTGGCGAGCGATATCCCAGAGCCTTTCCCTGGGCAAGCTCCTGGGCCGACACCATCCCCCAGCGCACCCATCGGGCCGGATGACTGGCCGGGTCAAAGGTCTGGGCATACCAGGCCCCCAGCTCCCCCATATAGCCGTTATACAAGGTCATGGCATTTTCATACTGGTTGTATTCGCCGTTTGCAAACTGCATCATCGCCCCCAAATAGGCGGTGTAGACCCGCTGCCAGCTGTCCGGCAAAAACAGCCTTCCTCGGCCATCTCGCCCATAGCGATAGGGGTGCCAAAGTCCGGCAGGCTGCAAGCAGATCTGTGTCCACACAATGGCCTCCAGATCGCTGACCCAAACTGTTTTCTGAGCGCTGGTATAGGCGTTTGGCATCATGGCATCCAAATTATCCAAAAACTGATCCAGTCTCATGGCGTTTCCCCTCCCGGCTGGCCCTGGGCCACCACTGGCTGCATCAAACTATTTTGCTGCTGCAGCCTGCGATATTCCGAAATAAGATTCTGCCGGGTCTGTGCGGCACCGGGATAGTGCAGCTGCTCCATCTTCGTCCAGAACAAAATTCTCGTCTCCATCTCATTGGGGTCGCCAAACGCACCGGCGGAGTAATAGCTCTGGGTCTCCTTCCACATGGCCGTCCGGTCAGCGGCCAAGGGGCTGGCACTATCGCAAGAGAAGAGAAAACGGTCGTTCCAATACCATTGGCCGTCCTCGTCCTGCTCCAAAAAGTCCCATTTGTTCCACTGCTCATCCACAGGATTTCCTTTGGAGTCCACCCCAACGATGGGGCGTTTTTCATCGGCATAGGCCAGCTCAAACTTAAACAGCGCCTCAAAAAGCTTCGCCCAGCAGGCGTTTTTCATCACACGCTTGGATTGCAGACGGCCAGCGGACTGATTGGCGGCAAATTCCTTGGCAACGGCACTGGTAGCTGTGTTATCCTTCCGCCCCAAATAGGAATCCGTAATACCCACCACGTCTCGTGCCTCCTGGTAGATGTATTCCAGATACGCCAGCGGCTGCTCCACGTCGCATTTCATATCGTAAACACCCAGATAATTCTTATCTGTCACGTTCTTCAGCCGAATCACTTTTGCCACGCCGGTGTCCACTTTAATGGACGGATCCGGAGGAAGCGTGATATAGGTGCCTGCCGCCAGCAGCTGATCTATAATGCTCTTTTCCAGACGATTGATGGTGTTTTGCTGGTCTTTCACCTTGTCAATGTCCGACTCCCCCAGGAGTTTTCCGTACACAGACACAGATTTTTGCAGAAAAACCGGGTAGATGTCCGGTTTATAGTACGGCACGCAGGTAGGCTCTCCCGTTATCGGGTCTGCTCCCGGTATGATAGAACCGTCTGACCGCTCCACCGGCAGCCAAAGCTCCTGAAACTCCTCCATCGTCTTTTCCAATGTCCCACCACACAGGGGGCATACGGGAGCCTCTTCCTCCTGCTCTTCCTCGTCCGCTTCCTCATTGTCCCATTTTACGGACAGCAAGTTCCCCGGCTGCACCCCGCCGCACTGACGGCAGCGACACAAAATACGGCTCTGACAATCCTCCAGATCCTCCAAAACCGTGTCATTGACCCAGGAGAACAGCCCAATGCCACCCTCCTCGTTTCGATAATAGGCCACATACTGGGTCACCAGTTCATCCGAGGGGGACAAATCACCGCTCCCTCGTATCTGCGGCTCTTCCTCGGTGCCCTCTGACACATCCACACCATACCGGCGGTGGATAAAGGCCTTGGTCTGGGGCAGCTTCAAAATAAAGTCGTCCATCTGGTCAATATCTCCCGTCACCCCTGGCTGCGGAGCCAGCTGCTTGGGATGCACCACAGAAACCACGCTCTGGCCCACCGTGTCGTGGGTGCGATAGGAGCTGTCCCATTCCAGCACATACAGACCGCCTCCCTGGATGGGCACCGTTCGCTCCATCTGGTCGTTTAAAATCTCCATGGGCAGTCTGTCCAGCTTGTTTCGCAGCATATCCTCAATGAGCACCGCCAAATGCTCATCCTCTCGCCGCAGAGGGGTCACCTTGGGCTGGGGAACGTTGGCATCCACCTGTGCCTCGATCAGTTCCGCCGCAATGTTGCGCACATGGGGTGTTTTCCGAATCACATCCCCATCCACCAGCTGGTCAATGTGGTTGCGTCCCCGATAAATGGCCTCTCGCTCGTCCATCTGCGCTCGTTCCTGCTCAAAGGCAGCATCGTAGCGTGTCAGCTTCTCCTGCCAATACTCCAGTCTCTTCCTCTGTTCGTTCATCTTCTCCCTCTCTCCCCGCTAAAGTTTCCACTCCCAAGCGCACGCAGCGCCTGGGAAGTGGAGTTTTTTATGCTGTTTTTATCTCACAGGGTGCTGCCGCCGGTGAGACCGCCGCCCAAAATAAAGCGCCAATCCACAAAACCGGCCGACAGACGGGCATAGCCGTCCCAAATATTCTCGTCGTTGGCACCCAAGCGGCTGGTGATCTCGCAATCCACACGATCCAGCCACACAGCGCCGTCGCACTGCTCGTTGTAGGAGCTGTCCATCAAAAACCAGGGAGAGGCGTTGGTGCTGCCAAGATAATCGTTCAGATAGGGCCAAACCAGAACCCGCATGGAGCCAAACAGATAGTTAAAATCGTTGTTGGCTGTGCCGGTGGTCTCATAAGAGCCCAAAACGGAAAACACGCTCTTCTTCAAAGAAGCAATGTTGGGAATAATAATGGTATCCGGCTCCAAGCCCAGCGTCTCACCGTTGTCTCCCTTGAAGTTCTGCATAGCGGTCATGGCCGCACCCAGCGCTGTCTCGGAAAATTCATCGGCAAACATATTGGTCTGGTTGCCGCCGGACACCTTGGCCGGGTGCGCCTGGGAAAACAGGCACAGGCCATCGGCGCTGGCGCAATCAAACCCAAAGCCATTGACCGTCACAGCGGTGGAACCCTGGCTGGCGCTGCCCAAAAGATTGGCAAAAAACCGCTCCCGGGTGCGATAAAACGAGTCCGTCAGCTTGGTGGCTCGTTTGGTCATCTCGCCGATTTTGTTGTCATCCCGCATCTCTCGGGAAATGGCGATCTGACTCTTCCAAACCTGGTTCACCAGGGTCTTGGGATAGCCCTCCTCAAAGCCGTTGGTGGGGTGTGCGCCGTTTTCACCCACCACCTGCCAATCGGAGGCAGCCGTCACGCTGGTAAAGGCCTCGGCCCAGTTCTCACTTTTCACCTGACGGAAAATCTTAGGGCCGATCTCCTTGGTTTTCCACGCCTCTGCCACATCCTCGATGCAGCTGGCAATGGGTGCCTGATACTTGCCATACAGGGTGTCCAAACGACCGGAACCCTCTGCGATCACAATATTTGCCATAGTAAATTAGACCTCCTTTGTCTCAACAAAACGGCAGCGGCACAGCGAACCGGCGGCCACACCGTCCATAGCAACGATTTGAATGTTTCCGATTTTCTTGGTGGACGCAATGGACAAACCATCGGCGGCCACGTCTGCCAGGTCTCCCGGCTGCATCGAAGCCGCATCCTGGCTCAGCGGTGCCTCAAAAAGCATATCTCCGGTGATGTGCATCGCCGGGATCACCGTGTCCTGCTCGGCTCCCATCTTGTCACACAAAGCGATATAGTCCGGCTGGGTGGACAGCTTCAGCCGTCCCTGGTTCATCCGCATACACAGACCGACCGTCACATCCCCGGCCTCCACCGCTCGATACTCACTGGGCATGGGCTGCCCATGGTCATAGGAATAAGGCAAAAACGCCATAATCGTAGTCTCCTTTCCGTCCCCTTTGGGGGATCACTGTCTTTGATATTTTTGATATTTTCGATACTTCCGGCGAATTTCCTCGTCGGAAATGCCCGGCTTGGCCAAGCGATATTCGGCGGCGATCTCCGCCGGCACCGACACATATTCGCCGTTTCCCGGCTGACCGGCCAGCGCCGTGAGATGCTGTCGAGAGCCGAGGCTCCGCATGGTCTGGCGTGCCGCCGCATCTGTGGCTCGTTTCACCAGCTTGTCATACTGGGTCAGCTTATAGGCATCCACCAGATTGACACCCTTGCGCACCAGCGCATAAAAGCTGTCATAGTCCGGCATAGCCATCAGATCATCCAGACTCTTTATCTCGCTGTCCAGCTGCCCGATTTGCCGCACCTGCTCCTCAGCCACCAGCCGGGCTCGCTCCTGCCGGGTCTTCTCCTGCTCCCCGGCCAGGGTCTTCTGCTGAGCGGCCACATCCATTTCCATGCGCTGGATGGCCGCATCACGCTGGGCCTCCGCCTTACGTCGGGCCGCCGCATACCGCCCGTCCTCCGGAGTGCGCTGACTCCGCTCCGGACGGTCTTCTCCCGGAGCCGTCCTTTCCGTGTCCTGGGTCGCCGGGGCGGCGAGGCCCGACTCTTTTTCGCCATATGTACCCAGAACGCTCGTGTTCTCCTCCATGCTTTCTCCTTTCGTGCGTCGTTTTATTTGCCGCTTCGCAGATCCTTGCCTCGCACAGCCTTCCCTTTCCGGGTGCCGGAGCCCTTCCGCAGGGCGGGCACCTCCTGTGCCCCTGCGTTTTTCAGGTTCTCCTCATAACCACGCTGCTTTTTCATATCCTCACCTCCTTTCCTGTTGTCTTACCGGGGCTTACCCCACAGCCCCTCCAACACACGCCGTCCCTCCTCATCAGCCCTCTCATAATCCTCCCGCATATCCCGGGTCCACAGAGCGGTCACACCCGGCTCCGGCTCGTCCAAAACCTCCTGCTGGGTTCGTATATAGTGAGCGATGGCCAGCGCCATAACAAGGTCGTCGTGCTCCCCTGCCATGGCCTCGGGTCGTCGGTCTTGGTTGTATTGAAAGGTCATCATCTCTCCCAAGGTGTCGCCGTCGCAAATGCTCTCCGGGTGTTCCCGAAAGGCCGCCACCAGTTGGGCGATCATAACCGGTCTTGTGCGGCTGGTGGTCTCAAAGCCAAAAGCCTCCTTCATCCCGCCGTTGTAGGTGTCCACCAATTCCCTCACATACAACCGGGGATAACCCAGCAGAGAGAGCATCTTCACCGGATAGGTGGAGTAGTTTGTTTCCACGCCCAATAGGGCATCATTGTAATAGCGTCCCAGGCAATACATCTGCCGGGCATATTGATCCTCGTCGTATTGATGGCGCAAAACGGCCACCTGATTGCCGGTGCAGTTGTCCAAAACCTGTCCCACAAACCAGTCAGAACCAACCCCTGCCGTATCGCCGCCCACCACGTAATGCCGCCGGGGTCGTGGCTTTTCGTAAATACGAATAATTCCTTC